AAGGTGACACGCTGCGCCGGCGCGAGGTTCTTCGGGAGATGCGTGAGTTCGATCGCCGTCACCCGCAGTTCCCAATCGACAGGGAAACGCAGGAACGCTCTTGGAATACCTTCCGCACTGCGTCGGGCAAGACGCTTGGCGGCATGATCTACAACGATCGCAACCTCGACAGCGTGATAAGATCTCTCGACGCAGCATGGGACGACACCCCGACATTCTGGGATGACGTTGGTTTAAGATGAAAAAACCCCGCAGGGCGAACCTGCGGGGTGAGTTGTGCTTGAGCGGCAAGCAGTGGAGAACAACCGGGAGGATTGCTAAGTTTTCTATATCATGTGGTGCGCCAGATGCGAACCCCTAAATAACCATCCTCAACACAAATTCTGGTAGATATTGTAAAATCACGCTTCTGTGTCTGCTCCCGTGCCTGCCAGATACACCTTGTTGTATTGAGGCAGGGCACAAAGACCGAGTCCCCCACCTCAAACTTGTCCCAGGGAATTGTAATGGACACGCCGTCCGGGTCGATGTCGTCAAGCCACATCTGCCATGGCTTCCGGCACCAGCTTTGACAGGTCCATGTCAATGACATAGGCCACCGCTGGCGGCATATCGAGGTGGGTGCCTTTGCCGAGACGCACCTTTCTTTCCTCGACTTCCATGCCTTCTTTGGCAAGCGATTCCATCAACTTTTTCACCATGATCTGCTGCTCGTTGCACCATGACCGGAACGGGGTTTTGATCAGGTACAGCTTCTTGATGTCCTTCTCGTAGCGGGCGATGTACTTCATGCGAGGCGACGCGTCCGGCACGACAAACTCGTTCTCCAGCGGGGTCTTCTTGGTGGCGCGCAGGTCTTGGCTGCTGTCGATGATCAGCGTGTTGTTCCAGTTCTCGTTGATGTAGTCGTTGAGGTAGTCGATCGCGTTTCGCTTGTCGTCGTCAAACATGGCAAGGCGTTCCTTTGTGAGCTTCACGCACAGGTCAAACACTCTGTGCATGTCGAAGTCGATCAAGCCGATCTTCTGGGCGATCAGGCCGCCGGTGAGGTATGCTGCCATGGACGAGGACACAAAACGGCCCTTGTTTGGCAGCTTTGTCATGGTGTCGAAGCGTTCTTTGGTCTTATTGTAGAGCTGTTTGGCTTGGTCCTGATTGCGCACCAGCCACTTGATATAGACTTCTCCCGCCACACCGTAGACATCGTGCCTGATCTTCCGCTGCATCTCGTCGGAGACGGTCTTGGGAGTGTCATATATGTACTCTTTGACGTTGACCTCGAACACGCGCTCCTTTTCGGGGCTGGCGTCAGCCTTGGACGAGTCAAGCATCTGCATGACAGAGGCGTTGCCGGAACTCACAGCACTGAGATACCACGGGTCACCACGGCTTCGTTCGGCGTTGCTGCCACTGGACATGCGGTTTCTTTGCGAACCATCTGACAGGTCATAGGCAAGGGCGCTGGCCTCTTCGGGGCTACACTTTGTCAGCTCGTCCACATAGATCGGCAGGTTCTTCATAGTCTGAAAGCGGTTGTACTTTGATGCCGCGGTGTCTTTGTGACGAACCATGAGAGCGTCGGGCTTGCCATAGACGCCTGCTGCTGCCCACTGCACTGTTGTTTTACCGAAGCCTGTAGGCCCTTCGATGTGCAAGAGCATCGCGTTCTGGCTGCTGAAGGCCATGAGAGGGGAGCCGAAAGCTGTGCAGATCACAAGCTGGTGCAGCTCCATGCCCTTGTGATTGAAGAACCGCATCATCTCCTGCCACTCTTCCAGCGTGCCTTTCGGGTCCATGGCCCTTGCCAGCTTGCCGGTATCGTCTGTTGGCGGGTTGTGACGTGTGCGGTCTGCGAATATCTCGCGGTCCCCCAGCACGAATGACTTAAAATCGTCGGTCCAGCCGAATTGATTGCGGGCCAAGTCGGCCTCCTCTGTTGCTTGTAAATGGTCAACGTAGTCCATGATGTATTCTCCCAAAAGATCCATTCGTTTGCCGCGTGCTGTAACACCTTTTGACATGAGGGCTTCGCGCACCTTGTCTCGCGATCCAACCGCAGCTTGCGGTACGCTGAACTCGCGCAGTCCGTCTTTAGGCAGGTGCAGTCTGATGATCACACTTTCGCCTTGGTCCGGGTCGTACACACGCCTTGTGACGTAGATGTCGTGATGATAAACCAGAACATCCTCCGGGTCGCCGTCGTCATCGAAGCCCCGCTTGTACACGCCGCCCGTAGCGCCGCGGACGTAGGGGTCGGGGTAGCGCGGCACGGTTATCTTTTCGATCGCCGCCTTGGCTTCCTTCGGTTTCGGCACATCAACGGTGCGCTCTTCGTCGGTCTCAGCCGTGCGCAGCTCCTTGCCAAGCACGATAGGCGACTTGATCTTGTTGAAATGCGGGCAGCTTTCGCACACCCCGGGCTCCAGTTCGTCGAAGCGCGAGCACAGGTACGGCCCTTTGATGGTGTCGGCCTTCCTCTCGGTCACGTCGGGATCATAGTCGGGGTGGTTCTTTGAGACAGCGTGGATCGCTTTGTCGGCATCCTCGCAGAAAACCGCGATAGACAGGGCGCCGCGCCACTGTGGCTCGCTTGCGTCAGCCTGATTTGTCACGATTTCGGTAAGCTGGGCGCAGCCATCACGGCGTGTGAGGATCTTCTTGAAGCTGTTCTTGCTGTTGCCAAGAAGAAGCTGGCCGATCGCGTCCATCTTCTGGGTGCCCATGCTGCGCCGCGGCACAGCTGCGATAACACCCTTGAACGCCTCGGCAAACACATCAAACTCAACCGTGTCACGGCCAGCTTGGGCCAGCAACGTAACTGGTGATGGCGGGCTGTCTTTGTGGTTGCGGGTCTCCGGCACGCGCAGCACGCGCGCAGCATCGGCTGGAACAGCAGGGTCTGCAGGGAAGTTGTGTTGCTTGCACGCAGCCTTGAGTTTGGTGGCGATAGGCAGCCATTCGAGGAGGGTCAGATCGCGGTCCATGACCCAATAGGCGTGGATGCCACGCCCGCTACTCACCAGCATAGGTTTAGGTAAGTTCATGGTCTTGCAGAATACCTGCAAGGCTTGCAGGGCTGCTGTCTGTGACGGGAACTCTTTCTCCTCGCCGCAATCAAGGTCCAGAAAGAAAGACCGCATGCGAATGGCGTTGTCGGCCGTGCGCTTGTCCTCTTCGCCGAAAACTGCAAGCGCGAAGTAAACGTCCCAGCCGCTCGCATCAAACCCTGCTGCGGCCTTGGTCATATCTGCTGTGGTGTCGTAGAAGTGCTGCTGCATCCGTTCGGATGCTCTGTTGTATAGCCAGAGGCAGTAGCGACCGTCGCTCGCCAGCACCCTGTCCAGAAACTGATTGGTGTTCATTGTTTACTCCCGTTCCGCCGCTCGTGGGGTGGCGGGGCTTATTTGCCCCGCCGTTTTTTATCAGTCATCCCATGCGGAAAGGACAGAGTCCAGCGAGTCTCCTTTGGGTGCGTCTTTGGGCTTGGACTTGGCCTTGCGTGTAGGCTCCTCGACCTCCTCCTCTTCCTCTTCCTCTTCCTCTTCCTCTTCTTCAACAGGAGCGGGCTTGGGCTTTTTCTTTGGCGCAGGCTTCTCTTCTTCCTCTTCTTCCCCGTCGTCTGCGTCGCCCTCTTCTTCCTTGACGTGGACGGTCATGGTGATCGCAGTCTGGACGTCCTCATGCTCCATCATATCAAGAGCCAAGTCCAACTCGTCCTCGTCCAGTGGACGCACAGGCTTGAAGTACAGCTTTGGAGCAGTCTGGTCTTCGTCGAAGTAGATCTGCGTGACGAGAGCAGTGATAGCCATATCGTTGGCAGAGAGGAACTTGACGTAAGACTGCATGCCCATCTTGCCGTCCTTGGCTTCACCGAACAGCGACGTCGCTGGCAGCTGCATCTGGTAAACCTTGTCAAGTTGGCCTTCAATCGCAACGGCAATGCGTGCGTGGAAACGGCACGCGCGGCTGTCACCCTGGCCGGAGCCTTTGATGTTCATCTTGCAGTCGCGGCAAGCTGTGGACTTGCGCTGCTTGGCTGGCACATCCCTGGAAGGTGTATCGCCGTCGGCAGACCAGCAGGTGGGAGGCGCGGACTCACCCTCTTTGTATTCACCCTCAAAGTAGGTGCGGCCAATCGCTGACGCGCCAAGAACAACTACGTTCATGGAGCCAGAGGAGTTAACACGAACCTGCTCGCCACCAATCATCTCGCGGAAACGAGAGCCCCGGATGCTGATGCGCGGGATGCCACCGCCGCCGCCAGACAGTTTCTTGTTAAGTTCCATCATACGCTGGAACGCGTCGCTTTTTACAAGGGCATTGCCTTTAAATGCTGAAAGATCGGTAGACATTAGTCGTTCTCCTCGACTTGGTTGTAGATGCTTATATCAAATGCCGGTGCATCTTTTGCGGCGGCAGCCTTTGTTTCTTTTGCGGCTGCTTTCTTGTCACGGGCCGCGAGCAATGCAGCTTCGACAAGTGACATGTTGAAACGATACGTTTCCTTCACCTTAATGAAGGTGCTGTCGGGAATCACATCTTCCCGCAGCCAATTACGCACCGTCGAGACGGATACGCCGAAGTATTCGGCGACCTCTCGGATGGTCGCGTAGCCTTTTTCCATTACTTTTTCCTCACAGTTACAACGTACTCGACGTCGGTTTTCAGACCGGGCAGGCTCTCGTCGGGGTTCTCTTCCAAGAACTCCTTGACTGCGGTCTGGTTCAAGCGTTTCTCAAAGAACTCTGGGAGTTCCCTGTCCAAGATGAACCGGTGCATGGCGCTCCAGTCGCCGGTCCAATAGCGGGTCTTCGTCGTGCGATACACGAGACCTTCAGAGGTGCGCACACTCTCGACATTGTTGTCCGAGCAGTAGTCCAACAGAGCGCGCTTGACGTGCTCCAGCTGCAGCAGCAGGTCGCCGTCTTGCTCCTTGAACTCGGCCGATAGCTTGGCCCGAGCGTCGCGGATTTTGATGTAAGTGCGTGTCAAACGGTCGACAGGTACGTCTGGTTTTTTGGTTTCTTCTGTGGTCATAGCGTTCTCCCTCGTGGTTGTTTGTGGTATATACTGTTAAATGGTATCAGCGTCAAGGATTTCCCGATACAAATCGAGAACCTTGGAGTGGACGTCCATGCGCTTGTCCAACATGCTGTAGAGCTTGCGCTCAACAGGCGAGCTGTCCAGCTGAACAACGGTACATTTGGCCGTTTGCCCTGAACGGTGGATACGCGCGTTAGCCTGCGCGTAGGTCTCAAGTGACGGCACGGGTGCCCACCATACGATGGTGTCTGCAGCTGTCAACGTAACACCGTGCGCCGCCGCCTGTGGTTGGATTATCATCACGCGCGGGTCGTCTTGGGTCTGGAACCGCTTGAATATGTCCGTGCGCGCGGATGCAGGCACGTCGCCCGAGATGATTTCTGTGGTGATCTTGTCAGCTGTCAGGGCTTCTTTCAGCATGCTGATCGTGCTTTTGAACGGCACAAACACCAACACTTTCTTGGACGCCTCGTCGATGACCTCTTTGAGCACCTTGTAACGGCTGCTGATGTCGAACTCCAACGTGTCCCCGTCGTCTGTGTACACGGCGCCGGCGCTGATCTGTAGCAGCTTGTTCATCACGATCGCTGCGTTGACTGCGGTAATGTCGGCGCCTGCGGCTTCCATCACCATGTCTTTCTTCAGCTTGTTGTAATAGACTTCCTGCTGCCTCGTCATGGGCACGTGCCGGTTGGTATAGACCATCGGCGGCAGATCCAAACATTCTTCCTTGGTGAACCTGATCGCAGGCTGCAGAGCGCGGTGTACGGTATCCACGCAGTCGGCTTTGTTCTCCCACCGGAACTGCGTCACCTTGAACTGCACCAAGTCACGGAAGCTGCCGTAATACTTTGGCACGTTGTTCGGGCTTACCAGCTTGGCGAGACCGTATGCGTCAACGGGGGACTGCGCAGCAGGGGTTCCTGTCATAAGCCACAGCCACATATCGGGCCGGACCAACTTCTGCAGAACCTTCCACCGTTTACTCTGTGAGTTCTTATAGTGTGATGCTTCGTCGACGATGATCATGTCGAAGCCGCCCGCCTCGATCTCGTCCATCACGATAGCCAAGCCGTCATAATTGATCACGATGAACTCGGCAGGGCCCGCTACGATCTTCTTGCGTTTGGCAGGGGTGCCGTGAGCAATGTCGACGGTGCGGTGCATGGCAAAACGAAACAGGTCTGCCCGCCATGCAGAGTCCATGATCGAGATAGGGCAGACGATCAGAACGCGGCGCACCTTCTTCTGTTTCATCAGGAAGTCGGCCGCCCAGATAGCGGACGCAGTTTTACCGGTGCCCTGCTCGTTGAAGCAGAACGCCTTGCGGTGCATGGTCAGAAAGGCTGCGGTTGTGCGCTGGTGGTCCATGGGCTTGAACTGCCCGGGCCAGTTGTAGCGCATCAAAATCGGCGAGGGTACGTCAAAACCAAGGTCTCTTAGCGTATGCACCTCGTCCACGCCCCAATACACCAGCACCTCGTACTCGTTCAATTTCTTGCTCTTTGGGATCGAAGTGGTGACGCGGGTGGGGTTGCGCAGTTGCAGCTGCAACGCGCGGTTCTCTACAATCTTCATGTCGTTCTCCGTTATACGGCCCGTATAACTACTTCTTTTTCTTGTTCTTCGGCGGTTTGCTTAACGCTCCGCCACGGGCTCTGTTTGCGCTTCGGGACTCAAGTCTCACACCGTCGGCGTTGCTGCCGCCGCGGGCGAGGTCTTTCTTGTGGCTTAGGTCCAGCCCTTCTCGTGCGGACTTGCCGTGCGTCTTGTCGAACTTGCGGCGAGCGCGTGCACGCTCAGCGCGGGGGCCCTTCTCTCCTCGGGCCTTCTCCTGCGCCCATTCCTTTTTGTACGGACGCGGTTTGTTTTTATAGGGCATCTGTCACCTCTTAAAGAACTATACGTTCAAGCAGGCTCTTCTTTTTGGGCTTCCGGCTGCTCGCGAAGCCTTGGCTGTGTTCCGCTTTTTGTTTCTCCATCTCGTGTATGATTACCGCCGCCTCGCGCTCGCGCATTTGAGTGTGCATTACACTCAGTTGGGCCTGTAGATGGGTTTCTCTCTCACGCGCGCGATCTTCCATACGGCTTTGCAGTGCGTCGAGGAACACATCCCGCACGTCGTCCAGATTGTCGGCGTGCCTAGAAAACCTGGTCGGGCTTAGCCCAAGTATGCGCTCAAGCACAGTCAGCACACGTGCATTAACTTGTTCTTCCATGGCGAGCGCCAACTCTAAGTCGCCTGATCCTTCTGGTATATCTGTCATCCGTTCGCTCCATTGTGTGCGCACTCTACCACAGGACAATACTGTCGGCATAGCCCACTTGGGATAGGGTTCCATACATTGTTCTCGAAGGCTTGCTCCAGCGCGGCGTACTTCTTGAACCAGCGCGCCCACATGGCGTCGTGGTCTTCCACGTCGAAATCGGCCTTCACAAACTCGTCTGCCAGCACAAAGACCAAGCCCCCCTTGGTGCGTTTGATCTGCGGGAAATGCGCAAAGATACACAGCGACATAAGCTGTAGCTGGTCAGGGTCCGCGTAACGTGCAGACTTCCCCGTCTTGTAGTCAACGATGAACGCGCGGTCCCCGTCGAGAATGGCAAGGTCAACGATGCCACGATACCACACGTTTTTGGCAAAGAAGCCGCAAGGTTTGAGGTCTTCGGTGATGCCCATCTTGAGTTCGCAGTGCTTCTCGCCGGGCTTGTCCTTGAGGGCTTGCAGCATCTTTTGTGCAAACTTGAAGTCGCGCGGCAGCGGCTCGGCCTTGCCGATGAAGTTCTCCGCCGCCTTGTGAAACTCGTTGCCGTACTTGGTGGCCGCGGTCTCCTTGAACGGGTGCTCTTTCAACACCGTCACGTGGTAGAATTGCTTCGGACACGTGTCGAAGTTCTTCATCTTGCTGTAGGACCAAGCCCCTGCTTTACTGCTCATCATTCCACTCCCATTTACCTTCGTCGTTCTCGACGATCTTACCTGTATCGCGCAGCTCTTTCCACGCCTTGCTGTTCTTTCGCGGGATCTTCTCGACGACGGGCCTATCCATCACGCCCACCGCCATCAATCTCTCGAC